AAAAGGTAGAGAAAGTTTAGCTGCGGATCTTAAGCAGATAGAACTTGAACAGATATCTGGTTCGAGACTAAGGAGAAAGAGATTCCCGGTTAGGATATTAAAAATAGGATACTTGATAGAAGGTAGAACTCCAGAAGATACCTTAAGAAAACTAAGAAAACTGAATGAAATACTAAATGTTAATAACGCAAAAATTGTATTTGAGGATGAAAAGGATGTGTATTATATTGGAACTCCGGTAATGGGTGGGGAAATCAGCCACAACTCTAGAGTTCGAACAAGTGAATTTGAAATACACTGTCTTGATCCATTCAAATATAGTACAAGCGAATACACTGTAACAGCTACAAATGGAAAATTCGATATAAATTACAATGGCTCGCAACCTAGCTCACCATTGTTTTCGGTTAATTTTGCTCAGGCAAAGCATGGAGAGAGTGGATATGTAGTGTTTTCTGATAAAATGGGACATTCCATTCAAATTGGAGATCCAAAAGAACTTGATACAACTTCACACAACGCGAGTGAAACTCTTATTGATGATAAATTTGATGAAGCGACAATAGGAAGTTGGAGCTTAAACACAGGGAAGTCACATGAAGGGCATTTATATCAAGGTGCATATCAAGTTAAGGAATCCGGGAGTAAATACATAACACCTTCAAGTTATGGAACAAATACAAGCGCGGAACTAAGCGGCCCATCTATAACGAAACAGATACCGTTAGACAGTCAAGGCGCCAAAGGTGCAAAGAATTTTGAAATGTCATATTTTTTAGTATGGTCGTTAAATGACAGTTGTGATCCTCGTTGCTTAGGAACACATGAGTGCATGATATATGACGATAACGGAAATGTTGTTGCAGGTGTCGAGTTGCTCAAGTGGTATTCAGGAACAGCTGCAAATGCGAAGATATATGCGGGAGGCAAGTACGTGCATTACTTTGAATTCGATGCCGGCTATTTCTCGGACTGGTTCGGATTCGGATATGCAGGACACACTCCTGTACGTACTATATCGATTAGCAAGACTGGTGATCAGTTCCGATTTAATGTAGGTGGACGCATATTGTCATATACAGTTCCAGAGGGTAAGGAAATGAAAGCTACTAAAGTTACTTTTGCCTCGACGAAGTATAGAGGTATGGGCGATACTTACCCGCCAATGCTAAATTATCTATTTTGGACAAAGTTCCGAAAGACGAATGTTGAACAGTTTGTTGATATTCCTAATAAATTTGCAAGAGGAGACAATCTCGTAGCGGACTGTTCGGATGGCTCTATAAAAGTGAACAACTTACCTAGACCGGATTTAGGCGCACTAGGCAATGATTGGGAAACTCTAAAGCTCGTTCCAGGACAGAACACAATTAACTTTGCTCACTCGTCGTTCACGACAGATAAACCAACTGCAAAACTAACCTATAGAGAGGTGTATTTATGATTGTATACTTCGCTGATAGAAAAATGCAGATACTCGGTCAAGCTTCCACAAATCTTAATGATGGTATATTCATCATTGATGATACGAAGACTGAGTATATATCAAATGGTGTTGTTATATTTGAAGCTACAATTTGCTATGCCGGTAGATCTGAAAAAGATATGCGTAAAATCTGCGCATCAGGAAACTATTTACTGCGAAAGCATAATGCAGAGAATGAATTTTACACCATTATAGATCGTGAATTCAATGAGGAAGACAAGGAGGTCACGCTGTACTGTGAAGATGCAGGAATGGATCTCCTAAACACCATAGCTGAGAAATACGAGGCATCCCAAGCCTACACCGCTGTCGGATATATAGAAGAGTGGATACGTGGTACAGGTTTTGAAATCGGAGTGAATGAAATCTCAAATCTTAAGCGCCAGCTAAAGTGGGATAGCGAGAGTACTGTAGCAGAACGTATTGCTTCAATTGCAACACAGTTTGATAATGCTGAGGTCTCTTATTCGTTCGAAGTTGAGGGAATGGCGGTAAAAAGACTACTAATTAACCTCTGGAAGAAACGGGGTAAGGATGCGAAGATTCAACTCCGCCTTGGACGAGATGTTAAGAATATTCGTGATAAAGAGTCCGTGCAGACATTAGCAACAGCTCTACGAGTTACAGGCGGAACTGCAGAGGGTGGTAACGAACCTATAACACTAAATGGATTTAGCTATGATGATGGAGATATCTATGTTGATGGAACACTTCTCAAATCAAGAAGTGCTATAGCAAAATGGGGAAGTTTGTGGAGCAATGGGAAGGATATTGAACGTACATACACGTTCGATACGACTTCACAATCAGAACTATGTGCACATGCAGTTACAGAGCTGAGAAAAGTATCAACACCAACAAAGACCTATGATGTAGATATTATAGAGTTGCCAGAAAATCTCAAGATTGGAGATACTGTTTATATCGTAAATGATGAAGGCGAATTATACATTTCAAGTAGACTTCTAGAACTTAAGACCTCTGTTACAGCAGATAAGAACGAAGCGACATTAGGAGATTTCGTTGAGAAGAATAGTGGTATAGATAAAGAGGTAAAGGAACTCGCGGAGAAACTGGCTAATATTAATACATCTCCAGGAAGTACGACAGCTAATACGCTCAGTCTTACCGTTGAGAGCTCACGAGGGGTAGTTTTTACTGACACATTGGTTGACACCAACTTAACGGCTCATGTGTACAAAAATGGTCGGGAGTTAACTGAAAGCGAAGTTGCTACGGTTGGTAAGATCATATGGTACAAAGATGGTAAAAAAACACATGAGGGCATGACATATAGAGTTCAGGATGTGGAAGCGGTGAGAGTATCCGCTCAATTGGAGGTGTAACATGGGTATTTTAGCTAGTGATAGCATAAATCTAACATCTATCAAATCTGTTAATGATAAAGCTGAAGAGGCTGCCAAAACGGCAACAGATTACATGAAATATGAAGCTGGCACAGGGCTAGTAGTGTCGAAGAATGCAAAGTCTAGTGAAGGAGCATCAACGGTACTCACTGATAACTCTTTGCAAATTCGCAAGGATGGGAAAAAGAGCGCTGAATTCGCTGAGGATAGAATCAGCTTTTTCGAACAAGACAAAAAGCTAATTGACATCAAGAGCATTAAGGATGCACGAGACGGCGACTACAACATTAAGGGCGCATCGATTGACTGCGGAGGCACTGGCGCTGTAAATGTGTTTGCAAATGACATAGTTAATCAAGGGCTACATGCGGCATTTACCGCTACAGCTGGATCATATAATTATGACACTAATACATCTAGATTTAAATCAGCGGCCGCAGACCTTACATCAATAAGTAAATCGGGAATAACGTCCCTCATTGTAGAGAGTGATGGCTCCAGGGCAGATGGTGTAATCGCTAGCTTGTCATACTCTGATAGGCTAGACGGCATTATTGAGCCTTTAATAGAGTTCGACAACAAGGGCACCGTTATAGCTAGGGCGGTGCGAGCTGACTCTATAGAGGGGCTATATGAGGACTCTCAAGTAACTGCGGGCGGTGTTGTGTGGAACGTTCGCAAGTATGCGGATGGTACAGCTATTGCAGAAGGAGAGTGGCGCGGTACCGTTTCAGCTGCAAATGCGTGGGGACCCGTCTACTACTCAGGAGGAACAAGCACAGCGTTACCTCCTGGTCTTTTTATTTCCACACCGTTAACTAGCGTGGAAATTGAGGCGCCAGATGGCGAGCTGTGGACAACTCGTAAGATTTCAACTAAGGACTATATCGGAGGCATTTACTACATATCAATGAGTAGGCTATCGAGGGTGGATGCAAGAATACTCTACAGAGCTACAGGAAGGTGGAAGTAATGATAGATTGGACAAGTATTATAGTGGCTGTTGTAACAGCTACAGGAGCAGGGGCGGGGTCGCTCTATGGAATTCGCAAGACTAGCTGTCTGACTGATTTTAAAATCGATAGATTGAC